CCGTATTGTCGTCTAGTAGTTTTAGATCTTAGCTCTCGTTTGTCTAGCATCTCAAACTCCTCTTGCAGCTTGTGTAGTTTGCGGTATCTCTTAGCAAATGCAATGAGCTCACCTCGATCGTTCTCAAACCCAATCTTGGCGTTGTAGTAATCTGCCAACATAAATAGGTTTCTGTTGTACTCATCTTGAGTCTGAGGCCTACCTATGTAAGATGCTACAATGATATCGTCTGGCTTTGATAGGTTGTTTGGGCGTTTGATTACATATGCAGCTCCTAACGATTCTGCTACCCCTTGCCCTGACTGTGCGTAAGGGTCATGGCAGATTATATACAAGTTGTGCGGGACATCCCCGTCTGAGTTTTTGTACGGGGCTTCATATATAACTGGGGCTCCTTCTATTTTGTCCCCTTTCCTGTGTGGGAACTTGTACACTGGGTGCTTGTCTGCATTAGGGCGGAAGGCTACAACGTTCTCTTTGTCGTAGTATAGCACCCCTGCAGTTCCCTCGTTTTCTAGGTTGTGCGCCTTAACCTTGTTGTACTGCTCCTTCAGAGAGTTGACATCAAATAAGTTAGAGGTGACTTGTAGCGTAGCTTCTTGTGGGGAAAATGGGTGCTCTGCTACGTACTGATCAAGTGCCTTGGGATCGTTAGCGTTCCTTTTCTTAGTACGTTGCTCTTCTTCAAAAGCAATAGCCCCATCAATATCTGAGTTCCCGTCCTCGTCTATAAACCCATCCAGGTTTTGGTAGATAGGGACAAAGTATCCACACCTAGTACCCATAGCCCCCGCATCCCATTCGTTCTCAAACCCCAGACAGTCGTACGCATCAGGGTGATAGAATAGTTCTTCCAGAGATTCAAACCCGTGACCTTCCTCACCCCCAGTACCAAACGCAATCATGGTCCCGAGTGTCTTAGATCCTTGACGCATTGTAGGCATAGCTACCTCCCAAGCCTTGAGTAGTCCGTTGAATGAGCCCGCCTCCTCGAAGAAAATTAGCTCACCCGCTTTACCCCGTACTTTATCTGGGTTGTCCTTGAGTGATACCCCAATAATCTGTGACTTCATCCCAAGACTTACATCTGCCCCGTTCACACGTTTCTTGTACCCAGCTTGTTTGTGCATCTCCTTGTCAATCAAGCGTGGTTGGGTCCATGCTGTGTTATCATCTATGAATGAAATGAAATCCCACGCCTTTGACAGTATCCCATCCCCGATGAGGTACTCTTTCTGCTCAGCAAATACAAAGTTCTTGGAGTTGCGTACGTGAAAGTAGTTTCTGGCCATCATTGACCCCGACTTGTACGAATACCCCTTACGTCTACCCTTCAGCACCGTCAAATGGCGGTTTTCTTTACGACACTTGTCTACTTGATGGAAGTAGTCGTAGTCTCCATCGTAGAATGCTGGGAATGTGCGCTCACGTTGCGCAATCTTAGTTCCATCTGGGAGATATGCGTCTACTGCACGGTCAATTGGGCAGTAGTTTAAGTAGAAGTAGTGATACCCTGTAATCTCTACCCCATCTATCTCATACCCAAGTAGACATCTCCTGCGTTCCTCGTCCCAGAACTCGTAATACTCTTTAGTATCCGGGATGGCATCAGTGTAGAACCCATACTCCTTGAAATGATTAGCAGCAGGGGAGAATAGATGTGTATTCTTGAACTTCAACTTGAGTATTTGTTAGTTGTCACGCCACCACGGTTAGGGTTTTCTCGTTGCTTCTGCTTTTTGACTAGCTCCTCTAATTCATCTAGGCTGGATACCACCTTACCCATGTTGGACAGGTTGCTGACCAGGTCTTTTGCGTGATATATGGGCTTTCCGTTGTCATCTAGCATCGTGAGATCTACTGTTTTGAAGTACTTCTCTAGTTTAGTTACAGATGCTCGTGCGGCTTTTAGCAGTTTTACCGCAGAAGTTTCTGACAGCTCTTTATATTTGTCGATAGCACCCTTAACCTTGGCACTGGCTTTTACCTTTAGGTCCTCTTCGAGCTTTTCTTCCCGTTCATCTTCATCGTACGGAGCGTACGGGGACTCGTGGTCCGTGAAAAAGTAAACAAATGCCAACTCGTTCGCTTTGAGGACTTTAAATTCTGGGATCGCCAGTGCATATGCTGATGGGATTACTTTATTCTCCGTTATTGTTAGCAGATCTTTCATTGAGGTGCTTTACTCTTCTTGGGTTCACATGAAACTTGCCTAGATATGGGAGTCTGATGTGTTCAAACTTCCCAGCTTTCATTACTTCAGCTACGTATTTAAACTGATAGTACACTATCTCCTCAATCTTCTGAATCGGGAGATTGTACTTGATCGACAGCCTCTGAATTATCGTCTTCTCGTCCACGTATATTTACTTTAGTTCCTCTCTCCCCAACAACTATCTTCTTCCAACGGTTATCTGGGCAGTTAGCAGTTTGCCATTTTGCTTTGTGCTCTACATAGCACCCGCACATCCCGCATCTCATGTGGTCTCTCTCTAGGTGTGGGCATGCATCGCACTCTTGTACCCGTTCTGCATACTCTGCCTCAGTAACGTTTGGGGCACCCTGCTTTACGTACTCAGATACTTCTGAGGCAAAGTTCTTTACCATTTGTAGGAATGATGGCTTGCTCATGGTGTGCTGATTTCAATAACTACTTTGTTCTCTTTGGAGAGTAGCGGGTTTAGTGCATACCCGTCCTTGGTCTTTTTGATGGCGCCTTTGTCCTTCAAGCGCTTTACGTAGTTGTTTAGGGTGTTGTAGTCTTTAATCCCCATATCATCTGCCACTAGTTTCTTGTTAGTGGAGGAGCATAGGTCTACAGTTTCCCCTAAATCAATAAGCTTAGAGAGTACCTGCAGCTCCCGGTATGTAAGCTCAAGTATCCCGTTAAACACTTGAAGATACTTAAGCGTAGTGTCTGCGTTGATCTTAAGCTTCTTCATTGATCTTTATTTTGGCTCGCCCGTCGTTCAGTATGATCTGAGCTCGTTTGGCCTGCTTGTTAAATTCGTCTATGTATGGCTTGATATCTTCTCGGGTACATAAAAAAGAAAGGAACACCTCGAGCTCTTTTGCAGCCTGAAGTGTTCCTGTTCTCATTTTAGTGGCGAGATCTTGAGCGTTCTCAAGTTGTTTAAAGTCTTCAAGCGATATTGTTACCGTCCCGTTCATTCCTTAGGAAATACTCCGCAGATCATGAACTCATTCACCATGACAAATTCCCCCTCGTCCAGCTCAATAACTAGACCTTCACTTGTAGGGTGTACCATAACAGTGTCCCCTTTCTTGATGTGCATGCATTGGGGACCAACAGCGATTACTGGGAGTACGTTACTTCGCAAGGTGTTCTCGGCACCGCCGTGAAGTACAATACCAGAATCAGTCTGGTTCTTCTTTTGCATCGGGAGCACAATCCAGTCCCGTGTGGGTTGGAACTTAATATCCATGTCCATTGTAATTGGTTTTGGACAAAGATATACAAAAATGTTTTATGTAAAGTTACACCGATACAAAGTAGTAGTACACAGTACCACTGGACCGCACCACATCAAGGGTCCATGTATAGATTCCTTCATACCCTACGTAGTTAGGACCGTTGGTCTCGTCGTATGGGGTACGGTGCAGCCAGCCGAATACAATATCAGGATCAGAACCTGTGTAGGTCAGCCATGTGTTACCCTCCCCGAAGTCGTCAAACGGGGTGAAGTCTGTTAGTGGAGGATAGTCTGGTTGCGGGGCTGCATAACCACCAACTCCCGCAAGCAGGTCTGGGGTATCTACGATTTGATCGTCGTTCAGATCAAATGCTGATGGGTTGGTTTGCCAATCCCCAAGCAGCTCTAGCATTACCGATGCGTTGAAGTGATAAGTATTAGTCCCGTCAGGATACTCTGCTCTGTAACAGTGATAATCTCCTTGCAGTATATCACCCAGTGATTGATAGGACACTCTGGTATCTTCAGCTTGAGGTGTAATCTCTTTTGTGCACCCCAGAAGTAGTAGGGGTAGTATAAGTAGTGCTGCTCTCATTTGATTATGTATTTCTGTACATACTCTCTAGAAACCTTTCTGGATTGGATGGTA